CACTACCCCACCGCCAACTAGTACCAGCTTCAGTAGAAGAAACTCTTACAGATGCTTGTCTACCTCTAGCTCTCATATCAATCTTTTGAGTACCTGTATTAATTGTAAATGGTCCTTTAGTAATAGTAGTCCCACTAGGATATTGTTTAGTGTCAATAGTAAAAGTAATACTACCACTATCAATAGTATAGTCAGGAATAATACGATCAATAAACATTAACTGATCACCATCTTCAATATCAAAATCTGCTGATTCAATATAAGAAGTTAAAGCCTGTCCATCACCAGTAAATATCCCTGAAGGTTCATTATCCCAATAATAATTATCACCACTAGCACTTACAGCACCAGTAGTAATTGTATTATCAAATACTACTCTATCTTCAAAAGTATTAAAGAAACCTGTACCAAATACCCAATGATTTTCTACTGTATTATAAATAATATAACGATCAGGTTCTAAAGCATCTGTAGAAGGATATAACCAAATTACTTCGTGAAACTCAGAGTTAGTACCTGCATAAACTTTATCACCTTGAGTCATATTAAAACTATCATAAATATGACGACGAACAGTACAATCTAGTTTCTGTACTCTACCATTAAAAGCAAAGAAGTCGTTAATACCCATCCAGTAAGTAACACCTTCTAGTGCTACAGCAGCATGAGGACCAATAAGACCAGCATTATTGCCTAGTAATGTATTGTTAAATATAAAAGGAGGACCAGTATAATTTAAACCATACATAGCACGATCAGTCCAAATATGTATTGCATTACGCGAACGAATACCACCAACAATCTCAGTACCATCTACTAGCTGTATTTCACCNGATGTAGAAGAAATACTTGGTTGCCANTTAGTAAAATCTTCTTGATCTGACCAGCGAACAAGAAGAGGATTGAAAATAGATGTGCCAAATTCATTTGTTCCTAAAGCAATAACATGTCTATCATTAGGAGAAACAACAATACTATTAATCTTAGTAGGACTAGTACTTACAATTGTTGCTCTTTCTGGAGAAGAACTTGCATCAGCATCCCAATAAAATAATTGTGATCCTCTACGAACAGCTAGTAAGTCTTCTCCCCAATTATCCATTGACCATTGATTAGCTAAGAAAGTAATATTAGAACTTTCTGCTGATTCACTCCAAGCTCTTTCACCTGTAGTAGAAACACCTGCATTATATACACCAGCACCATAGCCTAGTCCTTGAATACTATCTGTCGGTTCTGTTGGTAATAGATAGTTAGCAGTAGCTATACCTACATCTGTAAGATTAGAATCTGCTGTAAAATTAACAGTAAAGGCAAAGTTATTTAGTCCTGATTTACTTACTACTTTATAAGTAGGTCCACCAAAACCTGATACTGCAAAATTAGTTCCTTCAGAAAAGCCGGGTAAAGATGTACTTGTAAATTCAATCCAATCACCTACACTTACACCATGATTAGTTAAGCTAACAGACACAATAGGAGAACCAGCTTGTACATTCATTACACTAGTTAATGTTACTATTGTTGTAATAGGTGTTACATCATAATTATTATTATTATATAAAATATTAAGACGTTGCTCTGTTCCTGTAGCTAGGTATTTTTGTGTATTATTAGATATCCAAGAAATTAAATCTCTTGAAGTTCCTAAAATATCTTCAGAATAATGTTTACGATAACCTCTTAAATTCTCAGGCTTTCCTTCACGAAAGCGTACACGATCACCATCAAACCACTTGCCTTCCTCAGAATACTGAGTAGACTCACGGTGAAAACCGGGTTTAAAATTAAGTTTAGATAACCGAGAAGAAGAACTTGCCATTTACATTAGTCTTTCTTTAATTTAGCTGCTTCTAATATAGCTGACCAATACTCATCACCCGTCATATCATCAGAGTTAATCCCACGATTTGAGTTAATCAGCCCCATATGACCACAGAAATCACCTAATTGTTCTTCTGTTTTTATTTCACTCATATCTATTCCATTCTTATTAAACCACTTAATTCGATTATTACTTTCAATAACACTAGGCCATTCACGACCAACCAAATCAGCGAGATAATTAAGCGGCGCACACTCGTCGCAACACCCGCCGCGCCAGACATATTCTGCCGGATCAGCTTCAGATCGCCACTGTCCGTAGCTACCCTGCTCTGCACACCACAAATCGAAATCTCGGCCTGTCTTGCCGCTACTGACGTAATGATCGTAGCCACGCTGATAAGCACAACGCAGACACCAGATGTTAGTGCAGGTATCGACATCGCACGTCGTAATCAGCGACCGCAGTTCTGTTGGCAATTCTTCCAGTTGCTCAAATCTGCCCGACATTTGTGCAGCAATCGTGTCGTAATCCGCATTTGCTGCGACCGGCTCTGTGACGCTGATCGATGGCAGATACACCGCCGCGCCTGTGTCGTAGACCTGTCCGATCAAAATCGGGTGACGGTCTGTCGCGGTGTTCTCGACGCTGATGCCGATTGCTATTGCATCCGCCTCATGCGCTGCGATCTGTGTCATGTAGTTTTCATAACGAGCCGTCGCAAATGCATAGGTGATGTCTTTTGCAAACCCTGATCGAACAGGACGTATATCGTCTGCGTGATTTATTGTCGGCAGGGTGACATACGACCGCTCAAACGTGCGGACGTTTGTTTCAAGCCAATCGCATATCGCGTCGAACTCTGCACGTTCCTTCGGTGCGCCGTCATAGCCCTCACGGAAATGCAGCGCCACGATTTCGTGATCAGTGGTCGAGAGAAACTGATGCAGTGAATAGGCGCTATTAACTCCACCTGATGCTGGTATCAAAATTTTCATTAACCTACAGTTCCTAAGATTGTTCCAGAATTATTAACTGTAATAGTACGACCATTTTTACGTAATGCGTAACCGGCTGCACCTCCAGCGCCACCAGCACCGGGATATGTAACTTCACAACCGACCGCACCGCTACCAAAAGTACCACTTGAGCCTTGTGTACCATCTTCACCAAAATTACCTGCTGCTCCTGTCGAGCCGTAAGAGCCATAGATGATAGGACCGGTGCAGGATTTACCATCGTCGAACTGATAACGTGACCCACGATTTCCGCCACCGCCTCCACCGCCACCGCCTGATCTAAGATTAGCACCGCTGGCAACATTAACTGCATATGAACCGCTTCCACCTGTATTGGTTTCCCAGTAAATAGCATCACCACCTGCTGAACCGGGTACGGCTACTAGTCCACCACTAGTTCCCGTATAGCTATCAATATTTCCATTAATATTAATTACCACATCACTGTCAGCGTTTAATGCTCCTGTTCTTAGTGGGTATGTAGTTAGTCCAAGGACTGTTACACCAGAAGCAATATTAACAATGATCTTGCTAGTACTAATAGCTGCTACATAACCTTTTGCCTCTGCAAGCGTAAGAATATTTTGCTCAAACGTATTTGAAGTGATATCAATAACTATAGTATTCTCACTTCCAAACCACATTGAGCTAAACATAGTCATTAACTAAAAGCCAACTGAGGTATGCCAAGTAAAATTCTATTATTTGCTACAACAAAATAGGGTACAATATCTACTGCATTTGCTGTTGTACTAAGTGTTAAACCAAGACCACCTGCTGTTTCATAATCTGTATCAAGGGTTACTGTTCGTGAACCAGTTGCGTCTTGAATAAAGGAAATAACTCCACACTGACCAACTGTCTCTGTTGAAGGATTAGTTAAAGTTATATTACCAGTAAGTGTAAGTACAAAGTTTTGTTTTGTAGCAAAGTCTAAGGTAATGTTACCTGTATTAGTAGCATCTATATCAGTATTAGCATTTACTGTACCAGCCGCAACAACATTACCACTTGTATTAAGAGTAGATGCTGATACAGCACCTGTAAATGTAGCTCCACCACCCTGTACTTGAGTTACATCTAATATAGATGTTGTGATACTAGTAGCTACAAGAACAGATGTTGAAATGCTTGTAGCATTAAGAGTATTAGCTGTAAAAGAAGTTACTGAGGTAGGAGAATCTATTCGATAAATGGATGTACCATTACAAGCTACAAAAGTATTTTCACCCTGCACAAGATTTAAAGCAGTTCCTCCAACAGTTTTCATCTGTACTGCAAAAGAACCTGTAGTATTCTCACGAATAAAATAAGTCTTTTCTTCAGCAGGAACAGTAATTGTTACATTAGCTGTCAGAGTACCTGCAAATTCTAAAGCAGCATTACGTGATTGATCAGTAGAACCATTACTATCCGAAAGGACAATACCTGTACTGCTTACAGAAACAATTTCATAACCAGCAATAGCATCATCTATAAGATCAATAACATTCGTATTTAGAATAGCACCCCAACTATTAGGATTTTCTCCATCAGTTTGCTTTTCTAAACCTAGTCGATTTGTATATGTACTTGCCATTATACTGTCCTTCTTTTAACTTTTTCTTTACACTCTGATTTTAAAATTTGTGTGTTTGCTTCTATTGTTATTTGCTTAATAACATTTGCATAGTTTATACAGTTTATAATATCAGGAAATGGTCCTGTTACAGAATGTTCTTTAATAGGTTCACCTGTAGGTAACAGTGTTATTACAATTACTGAAATATAATAAAACATTTAATTAAACTGATTATCAAACTCAGTTGTGTCTACAGCAATGGCATCATTAAAGGGTGTCATGTCTTCAGTAGTCCAATAGTCTTTTGCAACCATAATCTTTAGATGATCAACATTACGCTGAATGACAGTCTCGTCATTTACGTATGCAGCAGGGTCTGCAATGACTGCATTAATAAGATTAACTGAATCCATTGCTGCACTGTAGTGCTGTGCAATTTCTTCAGCAGTGATTTCATTTTCCATTTTCGATTTCCTTTTTAAGTGTTGCAACTTCAGCCGACAATTC